ACCCAACAAACATGGTTCTTGCTCGTGTGGCATAAAAAAATACCCGCCGAAGCGGGTATTTTCTTTTTAGATTAAATTACTCAGCGAGTGATTTGAAATAATCTAAATTATCATCATCAGTTGCAATCTTAGCATCAATTTCATTTAATGCTGAATCATTAAAGTTCTCAACGATTACATCTTCAGCTTTAGTTTTTGGTACTACTTCACCCTCAAAACCTAAAACTTTATCTAATCTTGCTTTTAATAAAGCATATGATTTAAAATGTTTTGGATCTAAGAATTCTTTTAATGAATGTTCTTGCTTCCATAATGTTTCAAGTTTAGCATCATCACCATCAAGTAAAGCTGATTTCTCAGCAAATTCTGATTTATCATAGTTACGATAACCTTCAACATTACGAATCTTCAATTTAAAGTTAGCACCTTCCCACATATCAAATGGATTAACTGGCACTTCATCAGCAAATTCTGGATTCATAGCTTCAGTAATCTTATCAAAGATTTTCTTACCAAATTTATAAATCTTAATCTGACCTTCATTTTCAGGATTGCTTGGATCAGAAACAATATACACGTTTGCTACATAATTTAATCTTCGTTTCTGCTTACGAGCAATTTCTTTATTTGCTTCAATACCAGAATTCCATAATGTAGAATTATATTCTGAAACTGGATCTTTTTGGTTAAGTGTTGTAAGAGAGTTCTCAATATACCAACCGCCTGGACCTTGGAAGCCATGAGAAAAAACTCTTACCCAAGGTAATGCGTCTTCACCATCTACAGCAGGTGCTGGTAGAAAACGAATAATAGCCATGCCATTACCAGCTTTATCTACTGTGGGTTGCCATAAACGGGGATCTTCTCGTGAACCGGATTCGGTTGTTGTTTGAGTTGTAGCTTCAATCGCTTTTGTTAATTTTTCTAAACTAGAACGATTGCGTTTAAGTGATTCAAAGTTGTTCATTGTGTTGCCTTTCGTATGTAAATGTATGTTATTGTATAATTGTATTTCGTTTTATCCACAAACTACCATAATATATCTTATTTAGTCTTCTGATTTAATACTTCTTTCAGAATTAACTTATATCTTACACTATCTTGAGGCATAAATGCGGTATACTTGAGCGCAATTTTACGGTATTCAGGCCATCGAATAGTATCCGATATTTTCTTTGACCACATTGGAAAGAAATTAAGTACCATATTTAAAATACATAAAGTTTCAATTTCAATTTCTTTTCGTAGTGCTTTGGTCAAAAGAATTGGGTAATCACCATCGGTAAACAATAGTGAATTTGGATTATTTAATCCTCCAAATAATTTTTGACAATCTTCATTAAACATGTATGATATAGCTTGATGATACTTTTTATGTTTAAGATATCGTGCATTAGCTTCGTCTTGTAATAAAGAACCTATCCAAATATTTTCATCTTCAACCAAATTAAATACAATAAGGTCTGTTAGTTCCTCTTTAGTATTATATTTGCGTGATAATTTATAGAAGTGATATTTGTCTTTACGATTTTCAAATGAATCGATGGTTGAATTTATTTTGCCATTATATCGAAAGAAATCATAAGTTTCTTTGGTAAAGTGAAGCTTTAGAGCTCGAAATAATCCAAAAGTTTCATAACCAGTCATAATCATCCATAAAATAAAATGGGAGTTTTATAGAGTCCTCCCAACTCTTTTACATTACCACCAACCGGTGACTTTGCCAACTAACTCAACCACCACAACAGCAAGAGCTACATTAGCTAATAAATTAACATCTAAAGCGACTTTAGGCATGTTATACTCCTTTAAGTTAATTTGCTATTTTATAAGTTGCGTATGAGATAGCAATAAAACTCATATTGGTAATCTAGCAGACTTTTCTTTCAATAGATTGTGATCCATAGCATCCATTTCAATCTTTGATTTCAAATTAGCATTAATAAGAGTAGCTGCTACTTCAATTTCTAATCCTGTTTTCTTACAATGTTCTACAATTGCCTCTATGTAATTATAATCTGTATTTGCTACTAAATTATTAATAGCACGAGCAAATTTATTCATTTCATCTTTTGTTGGCATATTATTTCTTAATTGATACAGGTGAATCAGGATTTAGTGTTTTGCTTTGTTTTGAATAAGCATATGTAACACAAACGGTATCGGACTGAGAGGCATAAGAACATCTTACTGAAAGTGGATCGATTCCCTTTTCAATAGCTTCTGAAACATTCTTTGACATTAATACTCTGTCATTTCCATAATAATATGCGATACCACCAACAATTGATAATAATACAATCGTTAAACAAACAAAAAAGATTGCACTTACTTTAACGGCTTCTTTTACTTGTGTCATTGGTTTAATTCCTTTTTATCGTAAAATTTATGTCGACCAATTTGTGTTAGATATGTTACATTTTTCCAATGAGGGTGAACATAATCTGCATGATAGAATAAAGCACCACGGCTTGGATCATTTATCTTATCATGATTGGTATAAACATATACAGCTAATTCACGAATATTATTATACAACGAATAATTGAAATGTGTCAAGGATTTAACATCAAATTTGCCTTGACATATCCAAGAAAATTGGCAAATGGATCGTATTTTCTGTTTAACCACACCACAAATGGTATTGGGAAATATTTCACTTTTAACACGGTTCATGGTGACCATGCCAACGGCAATTTGTCCAGGTTGTGGTTCATAGGCCGATTCAAAGTAAATATTTTGTGCTAAACACTCTACTTGTTGCTTAGCTTTAGGTGATAAATCGTTATAACTAATTTTAACTGGCATTGGATCAATTTGTGTTGTCATTACATTACTGAATACTAAAACTATTAATACTAATATAGATGTTGCAATAATCATTGTTGTTGTGCTGAGTGTTTGTGTTCTCTGCATAGTATCTCCTTTTAGTTAAGGCTATGAAAAACCTTTGACTATACGGTTGTGCTAGTTTTTTTATGTGTTGTTTTAGTTTCAATATTAGAAACAAAGCCATTAAGTTCTTGTGCTTTGGTTATAATATCTTTCTCTGATGGGTATGTTGGATAACCTGGATGGTCTGGTATTGATCCGCCATTAAGTTTTGCTACTTCAACTTTGACTGACCAATCATTACTGATTTGTTCTCGCTTGCCGTGATATTCTTCCGCAAGCATATCTTTTGCCATTTTTAATAATTCAAGGCGAATTTCAAAAGGTGTCATATTTGACATAATTATTTCTCCTGTGTGTTTGTGTTTGTGCTAGTAACCATTATGTGTGTTTGATTACTAGGTTTATTTAGTATATTTTTGTCTTTGGGCCTGCCACTAAACCAAATTACTTCAGCTATTGTTATCTGATATTTCATTATAATCCTACAAACATGGTATATGCACATATGACTATTATAATAAGGCCTATCCATTTAAATATTATACCTATAAATCTGTAAAAGAAAAACAATATAAAACCAATGCACATTAAAAATGCAACATCAGACATACTGTCATAATTAATTAAACTGTTTACCTTTTCAGATTGTTTTACAATCGATTCAGCAATTTCTTTTACATTTTCTAATACTAAAGGCATAATATAATCCTATCATAGTCAATTAATAATGTCAAGCAAATTCTTCATTAATGCCTGACCAATAATAATCAATATATTCATTCAATGGTTTCAGGTAATCATGCTTTTGCTTAATTACAATTTGAGAGTCACCCTCAACTAAACCAAATACTAATACAATTTGATTAATTTCTTTACTGGTTAATTCTTCAAACATTTCACAATAAGCCGTGGCTTGCATAAAGTAATTGAGAATATAATCTTCTTGTTTTTCTTTTGTTGAAGTTTTAAAATCAATCACAGACAACACACCATTCCATTCGGCAACACAATCTGGTTTGCCTGCAAGTTTTAATTTATCAGACCACATTGGACGCTCAATTGCATAAATTGTGCCAATTTGTTTATCTAAATGTGGTTTAACTTTAAGAAATAAATCTTTTGTGTCAGGCATTAAACTTTGAATTTGTGTTGATGTCAATTCATTAAGCAAATACTGTTCACATGCTACATGTAATTTGGTACCACGACTGGCAGCTAACCTTGAAATACGGTTTGCTTCGTCTTCACCAATCCTTGAGCGCCATTCTAAAATGGCATCTTTTGAATAGGGTGACAGAACCGTTGTTACGGATGGATAAACATTTCCACTCGGCGTAACATAGGTTCTGCCCTTATTGGTCGTTTCTGATTTGAGCTCGGCCTGCAGCTCAGGTAACTTCACATAATTAAACATAATGTAACTTTCTAATTTAGAATTAGAACTTAATAGCGTAACCTGCTGAAAGTCCGTTCCATTCGCTATCACCGAATGAACGGTCATAACCCGCTGTAATGCTTTGTGTATCTGTTAAAGCATATTCTGCACCAATACGAGCGGTGTGTGTCTTATCATTTTTATCGTTACTAAAAGCATCACGATAACGATACCCAGTTTTGACTATTGCCTTGTCAGATAATTTCCATATTAATCCTGGTTCTAAAGAATAATAGAGATGAGTATCATTTTGCGATTTAACACCTAATGCTGTTCTTACATAGAAGACATCATTGTGAGGAGTAGCACCAAGTTCAAACCTTGTTAAAGTATTCTTATCGTAACTATTTTGTTCACGATATTGTCCATTCATATCCATATTAAAATTATCGGCAAATTTATGAACCTGTGTGATATTAATACCGTTACGATTGGGGTCATTTTTATTATCACCAACGGTGTCACGGTGTATCAATTGAATATGTGCTACATTGTTTTTATCACCAGCTTGAACATTTAATGCTGATAATAAAGCAATTAATAATAGAGATTTCTTCATTTGTTTCTTTTCGTTATTTTATCAACATGTTTCTTGATAATTTCTCTTGTTTTAACATCTTTAATGGATTTTTTACCGTGTTTTTCAGCAAATGGGCTTGTAGGGTGTGCTTCAGCAACTTTAGATAAAACTTCTTTAAAACCATCAGGTACTTTATTTTGTTTAGCATTAGAAGTAGAAACACCCGATACTATCATAGGCGCTTGAATAATGGTGACCATGTTTGGATTCTCTTTAAGATAATCCTCACGAGCGGTTATACTCATGTGCCTTTCATGTATTTCACCCGTATTTGTATCACGAAAAAGATAAGTTGGCATTATTTAATCCATTTTTATACCATGTGGGTATATCTCGTTTAGTCCATTTTGCAAAATGGCTTTTTCTTTCAACATAGTATTTATGATAAGATGCTAACGAATCATTGGCAATTTTACATTCATCAGGCATAGCCGGTGGAGGAGGATAAAATTCACCATCTTTTATATTTTTTGGTGGTGAATTCAATATATCCATTAATCGGCTACATGCGTGCTGTTTGCCATAACGAAAGGTGTATTCTTCTAGGAGATACGACCACATTTCAAACAGCCACATGTAGTTCTTTTGATTAGTGCGAACCCATACACCACTTGGGTGATTAATATGAGAGGACTTCATCAATCTTGTTTCACGATTAGCATCATTAAGACGCCATCGTTTAATGTTTCGGTTGTTAGCCGTTTTATCTATGTAACTTTGACCATCAATTACACGATGAGCGGTTGACATCAATTGAGCATATTCAATAATCATTTTAACAACATGTTTATCAAGGTGTTCTTGAGCACATTGTTTAGGGTCATTGTGTAAATAAAATATATTCATTAGTTAGCTTTAATTTCTTCAGGCGTAATTACTCTAGCTTGAATTGGTTCTTGTTGATCTAATTTGGTTACTTCTACTTCTAATTCTTTATATGATTTAGAAGCTTGCAACTTAGCATTTAATTGCTTGTTCTTTTTAATTTCTTGCACAAGCAATTTATTGCTATCATCGGTTGCATATCTTAATTTTACAAATGCACGATAACCATCTTTAGCATGGACAATTAAGAAGTTTGTTCTTTGCACACCGACAAGATTAACTTTGTTGACAACTAAT